ATAGATTACTTCTCTCATTTTTTGAGCTGTTCACCTCTCTCACATATTCTTTAACTGCCTGTTTAATCTTATCCAACATCCGCTCTGCTGCGTCTAAATCCAGAACATCCTTCAGAGTTGCGTAGGTTTCGTCTGACACATGAAGCGTTAATGAAAAGCCATCATGGAAAGCTTTAATCAGTTCGCTGTCAAGCTCTGGATCATAATCAAATGTCAGTTCAGGTATGTCGGTGATGGAAATTACATTTTCACCATTTGCCAGGAAGATGCCGCCTGTCAATTCCTTTTCACCCGTCTATATCACCTTCTTTTCTTAACCTGGCCTTCTCTTTTCTGCCTTTCCTTTTACGCTGTTTAGCCACGTAATGCTTGCACATCTTGCACTGATTACAGTTATTCCTGTTCTTACATGCCAAACAGTTATCTGAATCCCACCAATACCACCTTGGCGGTGACGGTCTAGGTTTCCGGAATGCTTTGCCCATTGCTTATAATTTCTACCCTCTTAACCGGAACCGGATTATTTGTGTCGTAGTGTCTTGAATCACCTTTTGGATATTCTTTCATAATTGGATATCTCAGTTCCTTTAGCATTTCCTTTCGCTTGCGCCTATCGCCGACAAGATAAACGTATCTATGTTTTGGACTTCTCGTCTGTTTCAAATCACTATGATTGTTCTTGTCGTATGCTCTAGGGTGTAAACCATTCGGCTGATATGTATCATTTCGCTTTGCGCTCATTCCGGTATAAAGCCAGTTCGTAGCCTGATACACATATCCCACATGACCCCATGCCGTATCTGCATAAGACGCAACGTATATATATATATATATATATATATCCCGTAGGAGTTTGAGGCTGTGTGATACAAGGTAACTGGCATCGTTCATACTCTGCTTTTTTGGCAGTAATGCAAGCCGGTTCAGTTCAAGCACACGATACCGATTCTTTTCACCGGCAAGTCCGATACATAGCGGCATTGAAGCTGGTACGCCATAAGTAACAACGCCTATCATCTGCTCATCTACAAACAATCCAAACGCATCTGTTATGCAAGGCATCCGTCTAGCGTAATGAATTCCCAACAAAAATGGTTTCGTATCTTCATAGGAAATGCGCCTGACATATCGTTTTATGCCTTTACTGGCCTGTTCATAGTCGAATAATGATAATTGATAATCTATATGTTCTCCCATATATTTTCTGAAATTATCAGCATTTCAATCTGACTGCTGCTAAATCAACCGTATAGAGGTGCGTAGAATTTTTGATACTACCCCCCTATACGGCAGTTCCATATTCAGTTTTATTCCGGGCAGAATTCTTTTATCCTGTCCATATCGAACTTGTACAGCAGGTAAATACAGAATCCTGAACGCTCCCGAATTCCAGTATCCTCGCCTAATCTGTACCGATGTATGAAGTCCTCTGCCCATGGGCAGTTATTCGTATCCACGTAAGCTTCATCTTCATGTACTGTCATGCGGTCAAGGCAAGTTGTAATCCGTGCAATGTGGTCATCTGGGTTTACAATATCAATCACGAGACTGCTGTCTGCAAGATAATGGTCAATCTGAAGCCAGCAACCTTCATACGTCCTGAACTGCGTCTTTACTGTCATTCTTTTCATCCGCTTTCGCGCTCCATTCTGGGATATACCGCCATGACAAAACTTCAAATTCCTTGTCGTTCCGTTCAGTGAGTTTCCATCCATCGTCAGGATCAAACATTGCAAGTACAGTCTCGGACGGTTTCATCACGATTCCATCTTTTGAGATTTTGATTTGTGCCACAACGACTGCACCATCTGCGGGTCTGCGTTCCCGTGGACTGCGTTCCCTGAAATGTTTCTTTTCCTCCAAGGCTTTCGCGCAAGCTTTCAGAAACGGTTCTTCTGTTTTCCATTTTGCACCGTACAGATTCGCACAATACTGTAGACGGTACTTTGCTGTTTCGAGTGCTTCTTTAAGATTCAAACAAGCTCACCTGCCTTATCAACCAAACCCGTATATTTTGTCTACAAGATCAAATACTTCCATTGGATCGTTTAAGTTTTCACACTCTTCATAAAACCTATTAATGTTGCTCTGCTTCTCTTTCTTTTTCTCCTTTCCGTACTTGACAAGTAACGTTCTGGGAGTAAGAATCGCATGACATTTTCTACATAAAACAATCATGTTTTCTTCAACATCAAGGTCAATTCCATTCCTCTCACACACTACAGGTATGATGTGATGGACTTCTAATCCGCATTTTGAACCACAGAGTTCACAACTATCGTTCCTGCTTAATACCTGGTCGGCCAGAAATTTTTTTCTTACTTTTTTATTCATGATTGTTCACTTTAGATTCCAGCAAAATGCTTATCTACAATATCTAATATATCTGTCTTGCTTATATCGCCTTCGTATTCCTCTAATTCTTCATAAAATCTAATAAGTTTATCATTCCTATTTTTCGCTACCCCAATTCTTATCAACAAACTTTTGGGAGTTAAAGCAGAATGACACCTTGAACATAGAACAATCATATTATCCTCAACATTTAAATCTACTGTTCCCATTTGAAACATAACAGGAATAATATGATGTACCTCAAGATTTATTGTACTTCCACACAACTCGCATTGTTGATGATCTTTGAGCAGTTTGTTAACTATAGTTCGATCTCTCTTTGCCATCAATTCTTATCTCCTAACGCAGAGAATCTTTCGCCTCATCGATAATATCAATTCCGTACCTCGCGGCACATGATCGCTCAATTTTACATTCATTATGTTTTTCCCACCCGTAGCAAAAATATACAATATCGGCATTCGCCATTAAATCAATTGAATGTGCTAAAAACTTCATCGGATTATTAAAATATTTCTTCTGCGTTCCGTTCATAAGTTCTTCATAATCAATGCCATTAAGGGCGACAATAATTTCATCCTTGTATCTTTTAGATAATTCTTCTTTCACTTTTTCAACAATCTTGATAGCCTGATTATTGGTATAGGCAAAATCTGGACAAATAAATACTCTTTTCAATTTAAACCACCTTTCTTTTCGACTTTTTCATTTCATCACCCACATAATAATCGCTGCAATCAGCATCCCAACCGCTATATAGTTCGCCCAATCGAATTTCGGATTAGGCAATATTATTACCGCTAAGATGTTTAAAATGATTAGAATTATTGCTAAAGGTATCATCTTCATCTACCTTTTCTTGTATGGCTTCTATTTGCCTATTTCTAGCCTGTTTATCTGTCTGGTGGATAAATTGTCCACCTATATATTTCAAATGCGTTCTAGGACGTTTTACGGGCTTCTATACACCTTTTGGAAGATTCCCAAGCTCATGGTGCGGAACCATCAACGATATTTTCTTTTTGAGCATTTCGTCATCGAACAGTTCATTCAGGTCAAAGTCAGTGAATTCAAATTCAATGCCGTGATCTCTGGCAAATTCGTTGTATGCCTCTCTGATTCCAATCATGTCAACGTGATCCGATGCATCGTTATAAGCTTCAAGAATCTTCTGGTACGATTTCTGTACTGTTTTTAAATTCCCGACTACACTCTTAATAGCGTTGAGCATGATTAAGATGTTCGCCACCGCTATGTAGTTCTCTGCCTTGTACAAAAGCTCTGAAATAAGCTCCCCGGACTTCGCCACAAAAGCGTTGGTCAAATCATCGTAAATCAGCCTTTCACAGTCATTTATGTAGTCGTTTACATTGGTAAATTTCTTTCCTGTAACAGGATTTACATATCCGACAGGTACGAGCTTGTACCGCTCTTCAATCGGTTTCTTTTCGGCCTCTCGTGCCGCTCTTCTCCGCTCTGCACGATTCATTTTGTTACCCCTTCAGGAACCAATCTGGGAAGTCCCCGTTCTCTGCGCCATCTGTTCATAAGGAATTCGCACATATTGACTTTTCCTGAAAACTTTCCACTGCCAGCTCTACGTTCTATATCATCTACATTCACAAGAAGGATCTGAACAATGTATTCATCCTCACCGTACTTCGCTGCCAAGTCGTTTGTGCTTTTCACAACATCATTCCAGTAAGTATCTGAATCTTCTGGATTATGCAGTCTCTTTCTGAGTTTCCAATAGTCAGCCATGAACGCAGATTCAAAGTTTTTTCTGTCGTCTTGCATTTCCATCAGTCAAACACCACATCCTCATCGACTGGAATTGACGTAAAATCATTTGATGATTTGTCCCATCCGTAAATCTTGTTTTCAGCCCGGTCATTCTTCAGCCTTTTGGTTTCCGGTTCATACCACAACGGGATGAAAATATCCTGATTGCCACCGTCCCTATCTTTTGCTATCTCAATGACATTTGTCGCCTGATATGTGAAGTGCGTGTCCTTCCAACCGAACATCTGTTTGGTCAACCTCATGTAGTCATTGTTTACCCTGTGAATGATAAAGGCATTGTCCACAGCATTTCCAATGTCTGCCGTACCGGAAATATCGTCCAGCCTGAGAAATCCCATCGCCTTTCGTGGGTGCGCCACAAAAAGGATATGAACGCCAAGTTTAATTGCCATCTCATGAAGTCCCCAAACAAACTGAGTCTGAGCTTCGTACTTGTTGTCTGACAGACCGGATATATCGAATGCCATGAGGTTATCCAGGATCAACAGCTCCAAATGGTTTTCCTCTATCGCTTTCATAAACACTTCTTTGATAGCTACATAGTCATTGCCATATTCGTTGTTGTACAGAAGAAAATTCTTACTCATCCACTCCGCTATCTGCTTCTGGGTATCGCGTTTGACCGAATACCAGTTCTCATACTGCGTCGGTTCGATGTGCCCCTTGCCAGCCGCCTGTAAGTTCATCCACCTCATGAAATTCTTCGGCGCAAGTTCGCCTGAGAACACGCCCACCTTGTTACCATTCTGGCAACACTCCAATGCCATTTCAATCAGCACCGTGCTTTTTGCCGCGCCTCTGAGTCCAGACATAACAGTTGTTGCACCAAGCTTCAGCCCTCTGAGTCTCCGGTCAATTTCCTTTATTCCGGTTCTTACAAAAGTTTCTTCCGGTTTCGGCATTTCAAAGATGTCCATCGCTGTTAAGAAAATTGATGATCCATCTTTGTTCTCAATCTTCTTTAAAGGCACTCTGCTTTTGGAATAGATGCGCTTCTCATATTCCTGTTGCCGTTTCTCATAAGCATCAGGTTCAAACAGGATTCTGACATCCCGCCATTTCTTATCTGAACAGCTATTGTGAAAACAATTGAAACCGATACGTCCATCTGTGCTCTGAAATATGACAGCATCTTTACCTTTGTGGTTCTCATCAAACGGGCAGTGATCTAAGATGTACTTGTAACCGCCACTGAATGTAGCTCTTTCGTATTCAATGCCATATTTGTCAAGCCATTCAGACAGGTTGAAATCTCTTGGTCTGTAGTTGTTGTACCTCTGTGGCCGTTCTTCCTGCGGATAGTAACCGGCAAGCTTTTCGAGATACACCTTGTCTGTCTCTTTTATTTCATCTGGAACCTTAACAATCCATGACATTCTATGCGGTGCAATCAGTGTATCTGCACCTTTCTGCGCCCTTGTGCCGTAAAGCTTACATACCCTTGACGGATTGAAGTTCTTCATGTCTACGTCCACAAGCTCATCCGAAAAGAGCATGTTCAGTGTCTTCAGACATGTTTCCATCAGCTTTTTCGTATCAGCGGTTATTCCCAGCCTGATTTTATAAAGCAGGTGATAGCCATTACCGCTAAAAGCAATGACCGGCTGATAAAAACCAAGGTTCTGCATGAAAGCATAAATCCTGTTTGTGACATTCCATGCATTCTGGATATCATCATCTGTTGACGATGTTTTAGTTGGCCGTCTAGGATCAAGGTCAATCATGAGCCAATCATAACCATCAACATCAGAATCACTTGTCGTAGCATCCGGCTTCTGAAATCTGCCATACTGACTTCTGTTGGCACACTTTGGATTCAACCGCTGCAATGTAATGTAGAAATTGCAATCAGCAAAATCCATAATGTCATGGTTGATAGCAGCTATCATGTCATCTGCGTTTGAAAAATAACCTGACAATGTCTTTTTGTTGTTGTAAACAACCCTGACTTCAAAAAACTGATTATCAGGTTTCAATACATGTATAGCCTGTCTTAACAGAGTTTCGTCAATTATTGGATTTAATACTGCCAATAATCATCACCTCTTGTTTCTGTTTTCTGAGAATCATCTCCATAATTCTCATCAAGATAATCAACATATCCTGAGTTGAAAAAGGTAGAACCATACATGACATACTGCTCATCCATGTTCTTCTCAGATACATATTTCTTGTACCTGTCAATGCATCTAGAAAGCTCTTCTTTTCCGATTCTATAAAGGACTCCTTTCTTTGCTAGAGATACCTGTCCTTTTCCTTTCTTCTTCGGATACAGTTTCCAGACATCATCAAAGAATGATTCAACAGCATCACGATTGCCAGTTTTATCATCTGTGTTATTGTTATCTGTGTTGTCTATATGGTTTATATTTGGTATTGGTTCGCCCTTTTGGGTATTTCCATTTTCCTTTTCGGGCAAATGGATTTTCCTGTTTTGGAAAATGGATTTTCCTTTTTCGGTCAATGCATACCACTTCGTTCTGTCAAACTGAATTTTGTTAAAATTTCCCGTCTTAATTAGTCCGAACTCTTCCAGTTTTGCCAGAGCGTTTCTGATTTTCTTTTCAGTCATATAAAAGAAAATTTCATTGAATGCCTTAACACTGTTGTATGTCCATGTATCACCATCGAACTGGTTTTTTTCATTCGCTTCATTCTTCTGAATCCAGTAGCAAATATGTTTAAAAATGATTGCCTCTTCAATGCCGATTTCGTTGGCAAGGTCAATGTCAAACGAATGTTCCATTGCATCACCCCCTCAACAGTTCCACAATCCTTCCGGCAGATTCAAGCGGATGAACGAATACAAATTCAAGCGGTGCGTACTTCTTTTCCATCGTCATAGCTGCTTTCATGAGTGTTACCCCATGCACGGCATTCGGATAAAGCTGTCTGCCCCCTCTTTTAATCCATAGGCGGGGATTAACCCACCTATGGAGATCGCGAAGGTCTGTTATGCCGTCCTCGTTTTCTACAACGATGTAAAGCTTTATGCCGTTGTTCTGTGCCAGTATGCATTCATCCCGGAACCGTTCATGCTGTTTACCGCAGATATCGGTGACAAGTTCCTGTATGCTGAACTTCGAGTCAACAGCGACATTATATGTCCCAATCAAATCCATCATCTTGACCGGGACACCGCGCTTTGCCTTGCGATCCAGAACATCCTGAATCTTGTCATTGACCAGTACATAGTCACCGACCGGAAGTCGTTGTCTGATAACCTCGATGCCGTTATCTGCCCAGATTTCGTTTTTCAGACTGTGCTTACCAGGTTTGTTGTTAACATCTTCTAACAGTTTCGTGATCGTCACCACCTTTACGGGAATGGAATTTCATCCGGGCTGTTAGGCGGGATGTTCATAAAATCCGGTAACGGCTGCTGATTCTGTGCAGGCTGTTGCTGATAATACGGTTGCTGCACCTGTTGCTGATACTGTGGCTGTGGCGCATACTGTTGTGGCATAGGCTGTTGATACTGAACCCGTGGTGAGGCATTCTGTACCGGCGGTGCATTGTTGTACATCGGCGGGGCTTGCGGCGCAGGTGACGGTGCAGGTGCTATTGGCGGCGGCGCAGATGCCTGTGTATTCTCATTCAGAGATTTGCGCTCACCGAATTCACAATCGTCTACAAGAATGTCAAAAGTGTTAACCTTCTGACCTTCTTTATTCGTGTAACTTCCCGTCTGCACATGGCCTGCCAGGTCAATCTTCATGCCTTTTGAGAAATACTTCTGCACAAACTCAGCTTGTTTGCCAAATGCAGTACAGTTGAAGAAATCTGCCGTTGCTTCCCCGTCTTTCTTGATTCTCCGGTCAACAGCCACACTGAATCTGACAACGGTTAAATCCGATTGCGTCTGTTTTGTTTCAGGATCACGCGTTAAGCGTCCTGTAATGATGATTTTATTCATCCCTCAAACTTCTCCTTACCGGAAACATAATCCTTGATGTTTTTGCCGAATTTCAGCTTCGGGGCTTTTCTTTCCTCCAACTGCATTGCTTCGCCTGTTGCCGGGTTCCTGCCAAGTCTGGCGGCCAGCGTTGCGGCCTCAAACGTCCCGAATCCGTCAATAGATAATCTGTCTCCGGCAATCATGTGCCGTGTAAGGTACGCAACAAACGTCTCCCATACAAGTTTGACATTTGCCTGATTCGTTTTGGTTTCTACTGCGAGATCACGAATCATCTGCTTCTTGTTGATACTGTTCACTACTTTAAATCTCCTTTCTCATACCTTTATTTGCAATCCATACATCGCCGTCAAAAACCGACTGGACTTCTGCCTTGAATTCATCTGGGTTTGAATTGTCCTTGCTCAGATGAATCAATCCAACCGATTTCAGACTTCCGGTGTTTATGGACTGTACAAACCTTTTACACGTTTCCAGATTCATGTGTCCTTTGACTACATGCTGTAAATTTGGCGCGTCAATGTCTATGTACCGTTCGGAGTAGTTGCACTCAATCAGCGCATGGTTAATACCCATCTTGCTCATGTTAAAAGGACACATTTCCGCGTCTGTGATAAACAGCAAATTCCCGGTTTTATGCCTGATATAAAATCCATCACACTCGGTCTCGTTGTGCGGAACCTTAAATGGCACTACCTGAAAGCCACCTACAGATGCAACCTGGTTCCTGCGTATCTTCCTGACCGGAACCTTGTAAATTCTGTTCAGCCGTTCCCACACCTCATCAGATGCCATGATAGGAAATCCGTACCGGGCAAAATCCTTTAATCCACTGGCGTGATCTGACTAAGAATGCTCATGACTGACAAGACATCCTTTAATATCCCTTGTGTTGTAGTTCACGGCATTCAGGAAGTCTTTCTTCTTTACGCCGCACTCAATCACAAGTGTTTCATCCTGTGTGTGAACCACATAACAGTTCCCGTCTGAACCGGAATTCACAACGTCAATGAGCATTATTCACCACCACCTTCCTACGGCTTCTGAAATCGTTTTTAAGGCACGTTACGGCATTGGATGATAACTTTATCCACTGCATACTTTAAACGTCGTTCTCATGCGTTTCTGAAGCTCTATCGACGTAATCTCGATTGAATCTCCCGGACGCAGATGCAAGTGCCATTACGAATATGGCAAATGAACTGCCGATGAATATTCCAATCAGAATGCCTATCCAGAACGTCACAGTTCCTTCACCTCTCCTTCAATGAAGAAGTCAGCCTGATTCTCGTTCTGCTCAATCTCCATATGGGCAGCTTTGTAAACCTCATCAGTCTCATTGAACGCCGTATTCTGCATCGTGTTGAAATTCAGCTTGAACCGCTTCAGGGCTTTGTTCTTCATCTTCCTGACAATCATGCTTTCCGTGCTGTCAATCCAAGCAGGCGACATGTACTTCCGTGCCGGTTCATAGTCAACCATTTCATCAATGGTCTGGCACTTCTTCAGGCCATCCAGAATCTCACGTTTCTTCTCCTCAATCTGTTCCTGAACTTCTTTCGATGCTTTATATTTGCTTTCAGCAAGACCAAACGTCGTGTTTAACAAATTGCTTTTCACATGTGCAAACAGACTGCTCATCACATCGTCACGTTCAACAATGGAGTAAACGACTGTCCGATTCTTCATCGTGACCGGATACACAACAATCATGCACTTTTTACCTCCCATCTTTTTCTGCCAGACAGGCGGTGTAACTTCAGAACCGTTGTAAACAGGGAACGTAAAATCGTCTGTCTCTTTCACTTCCCATGCCACGCCGATTTCTTTCACGTTGTCGCCGAAGCTCCTGACAAGCGTTTCAAATCCATCAGACTGAACACCCATTTCAAAACGCTTTGTCCACTTGCCGCCTATCTGCACGTTTCTCGGAGTGAAATACACCTCATTATGTGCCGGTGACAGTTTCAGTGCTGCACAGTTCCTGACTATCGTTCTCAGATTCTCTCTGAATGCCGGATCACTCAAAAGTGCATTGTCGATATCCTTTGAGCTTTCTACTGCATCCACAAGTGCTGTAATAGCATCCTGACCGCATTGCAGCGAGTATTCATCCGGTGCAAGGTTTATCTTGCCGTAGTCAGACTTGATTTCGTTTGTCACCCACGTATACCAACCACCTATGGCTGTTGTGGATGTTTCCTGTGTTATCAGTTCAGCTTTTGCCATTTAAACTCCCTTCTTCAGATTCCGTTTTTTTAATCGTATATACAATACATATCGTGCTGTCATGTTTTGATTTGTTCTTTTATCTTCTGACCTATAATGTTCTGCACTGTATTTACAATTAAAAAAATCCACCTGTATTTTTTGCAGGTCAGCGACGCAACCCATTTATGCGCCGGTCTTGCAATTATTCTTCGTAAGTTACCGTTTCAATATGATACCGACCATACCCTTCCCCACGTCTTGCGCCAATGCCGATAAACTTACCAGCGCAAGTAAACAAATCAAGAATGGTTTCCTTTGGGAAAGCAACTTCAAGGTACGACAGCTTGACATCTGCGCTCCATCCATAGAACACATTCTGTTGAGTGAGAACATTTGTTCTGGAAAGCCCGGAAGTCTGGGCAAGGTGCTGATCGTAACCGGCTGTTGCAAAATCAACTGGCGTAACCGTCTCAAAATTGATTGTCCTTTTGAAATCTGTCCCAGCCTTACCTGTGCTGTCCTTAAATCCGCAACTAATGAAAGCTTCTTTCAAGCTATCCTGAAATGCTTTGCCTAGAATGCACGGTTTGTTGTTCTTCATATAATCCGTCCACTCTTCCTCTGTGTACAGAGAATAGTCATCGTCATGAAAAACAATCGGATTCTGCCAGTGAATGGAAGTGATAAGCTTCTCCCAGAGGTTATAGTTCTGCTGATATTCAGCCGGGATTTTTGTTCCCTTCGGATGAGACTGCTTAAACATCTCTTCGCGCTCATATGACCGGCTCTTTGCACAGAGGATCAGGTCAGAATCACCAACAATGTGAACTACCATCTCCTTTGTTTTAATTTCAGAAGCGTGAATCATGTTTTCTGTTGCTTTCTTAGTGTTTGCCATGGTACAATATCCTCCTAATTAATTCTGAATTGAGGCAAGTTTCTGATTGGCGTTGGAGCTTGCCTCTTTTTATGTTTCCAATCGTTTACGGATACTTCTTTGCCGCTCAAGCGGTGAGATATTATGTATTAAGGTGTGTTGTTTTGCCTTATGTTTTCTTCTACTGTCTTTTTGTCTCTTCGGATATCCCACCGTTTCAACGGCAAAGTTTGCTGTTCTGTTAGTTATTGTTTTGTGCTTTACAGATATATTCTGTAGTGTTTGCGGTTACTTCTTGACCGCTCATATTCCAGAATGAGTTTTGCAATGTTGTGTTCTGTAATGTTCTGTTTTGTACAGTTATGGCTTTATCTGTTCTCACTCTGGAGTATCAACGGTCAAGTTTGTGTTTTAGTGCAATGTCGTTTTTCATACTGCCATGTTCTTTACTTTCCTGTCCTAGCGGTTACTTCCAATCCGCTCAAATGCGAGTATGCTATTGTGTCCTATTTTCTTTTGAATTGTTTTTTAATGTTCTCGTATTTACTTTCCTGTTTTTGGCATACCCACATTTCAACGGATTGGTGTGTATTGTAATATCGAATAATGCATTGCGTTGTTCTATTGAATAGTATACTGTCGTGTTACGTTCTATTCTCGAACGGTTACTTCTCAACCGCTCATAAACGGATATTTCGCAGGATAAATGGTATGATATATTGCGCTTTGCTGTTGTGTAATTAGCTGTCTTATTATGTTTTACAGTATCGTATATTCGGAAATATCCGCATATCAGCAGTCGAGTGTACTAAGATAATTTGCGGTCTTTTGTTCTTTAGTTTCCTACGTTTTAGTGTTCGTGAACGGTTACTTCTCAACCGCTCATACACTGGAATGAGATATACTGTCCTGTAATATTGTTTGCTGTGCTGTACTTTTCTGTCTTATTGTTTTGTTTACTATCCTATGTTCTCATTCCAGAGTATCAACGGTTGAGTGTGCTGTACTGTCCTTTCGTGTTTTGCCCTCTTTGATACTTGTTTTGTAATCTGCTTTTATGCAAGCTGTCCTGATGGACAGATATGAAAGCTTGTCTACTGTACGATGGTTTAATGTTCTTCCCTATGTTGTCCTTTACTATCTAGTCTTGTTTAGAGGCAAGCTCTCATATCCACCCACCAGATAACCAGTGAATGGATAGCTGTTATGCTACATTTAGTGCTTCATCAATCGCTTCAATAACAGCTTCAAGTTCTGCCAGTGCTGAATATTTTCTCTTGAATGCGTCCAGTTCTTCCAACGCTCTTCTTAAAAGTTTCTGGTACGAATCTTCATTCCTGACAGTAACCTGGATTTTCTGATACTTATTGTTATTCTCGTTCTGGCAGACAATCGCCCTAATCATCTGCGGCTTCGGGTTCTCTTCCGTAGGTTCCGGTTTAACAACAAGCATTCTGATAATGCTCTGTGCCTGTGAACATCTGTACTTTTCTGCGGCTTTCTTGTCGTCCCATTCGAAACACTTATGCAGTTCAGTTGATTCATCTCTGGCCTTATCAACAATTTGCTGTGGAGTGTAATCATCTCCAATGCTGACAATTTCACCGTATACCTTTTCAGCATCAGCTTTAAATATTCCACCAATCTTCCATGTAATCATTTTTTAACCCTCAAATATCAACGAAATCACGCCGCGCTCACTTTTAGTTCAGGATCATCAGTTACTTTCAACAAAATCAGCTGGCTGTCTAATTTTGGCGTGTTATTTGAACTAAGTGCCTCTGCATTGTCCACAAACAAAGGCAGGTACATTCCATAATGCTTCTGGAAAGTGCGGATAATGTCAATGCAAGTCAGCATCAGATGACCTGTATTGATGTTCATATCATTTATACCGCCGCACATAATCCTTACAGTTGATGATGTGCCACCAGACTGATATTCATCAATCAGACTGAATCTGGCAATTTCAAAGTGACTGTTGATCCTCTCGGAAAGCATCTTTGACCGGGCAATCGTAAATTCTTCCAGAAAAATCACTTTGCGTTCAGCATTAGCAATATTCTGACCGATAGTTCTGTGTTCTTCGTTCAGTTCCTCAATACGGGCTTTCACGCCGTCATTGAATGCCTGTATCTGCTCAACCTCTGCGATCTGCCGTGTAACCGCCGACAGTTCGTTGTTAAGCTCTGCCAGTTCTGCTTTACACTTTCTGGCTTTTTCCTGTTTGACGTATACAGACTCCAGCTTGTTGCTGGCCTCTTCAATCTTTTTAGCCAAATCCAGGTATTCAGCATTTCCTGTTAAATCCGGCTCTTTCGGGAACACATCTGCCTGTTCCTTCAGCTTCTCACACTGGGGTTTTATCTTTTCAATATCGGATTCAATCTGCTGACGTTCTTTTTTGATACTTTCCAGTTCTGTTTCAAGAGAAGCAACATCTGCTTTTGTCTCTTTCCCTTTCATCAGGATTTCATTGTTCTTCTGGACACGTTCTTTTTCGGCGGCTTCATGATGCGCTTTAAGTTCCGCTATACGACCTTGCGGTAACATCTGACCGCAGTATCTGCACATTGCCGATGATTCATCGAACGGAACCGGATTGAGCGTTTCTTTATAAATCCGTCCCAGATTGACAAGCTCTGCATTCAGGACATCTATCCGTGAATCCAGCTTCATTGCAACGCCATCCGCTTTACGCAGAAGAAGCTCTTTTTCTGCAAGATTCTTCTGTGCTTCACGATAACCGGCAAGTGATTCTTCTCTTTTGTTTGCCAGTTCACGTTTGGCCTGAATCTCAATGTCTGCCTGTCTAGATTTCAGCTCCGCAAGCTTCTTACAAAGTTCGGCAGCTTCATCTTCTGAACCGTATGTCTGCAATTCTGCGTTGCAGTCTGCAATCTTTCTGGTAACGTCATTGAGCTTTTCTGTCAGAACAGCCACATCAGGAACTTGCTTTTCCTGTCTGGAAACTTCATCAATCCGCGCCGGGATTTCCTTCTCTGCCTTTTCGGCAGCGGCCTTTTCTCGCTTTGCCTTTGCGATTGCATCTCTGACACCCATTGAAAGAACGTCATCTGCAATGAAACTCCACTTCTCAGGATCACTGTTGATAATGTCTTCATCAGTGACATCACCGCAGAGTTCAAGCAACAGAGTCATCTTACCGGGCTTGCCTTTTACGTCCTCATTCGGCAGGTTAAGAAAATAATCTATGTCGGTCAGAAGCTTGAACTTCTCCACATCAATAATGGAATTAATGTACTCGACGAAGTCTTTTTCCTTCTTATCAACGCCGTTAATGGCGTATGAATTTTCATTGCCCTTCAGGACGAGCTGATCTGTACCGCGGATCCTTGTCCATTTCTGTTTTTGGATTTTCTGGAGCTGAACGGGCTTACCGTCCACTAAAAGACTGGCAGCAACCTCGATATCTACATTGTCAATCCTGTGACCTGTAGAATCTTTCGGTCTGCTGAAATTGGTGCTTTTGTCTGACATGCCAATGGAATTGGTTCCAAACAAAAGCCATAGAAATGCATCATAGACTGTTGTCTTGCCGGTTCCGTTTGCACCGGAGATTTCTGTAACGTCTCCAAAGTTTACTGTTCTCTCGGAACAGCCTTTGAAATTTCTGATGTATAACGACTGCAATTTAATATCTGACATCTGATTATTCCTCTCCAAAAAACTTAGTTATAAATTCTCTTTCCTTTTCGGAAAGGTCATCCTTTCGTATCTCCTTATGAGCCGCTTTTGCCTTCTCAGTCTTCTCTTTGAGTTCTTCCGCACTCTTACCGGAAAGCTTTACAAGACTGATAAGCAGTTCCTCTACATTTACAAAACTCAATCTGTCTTCATCCAACGCATTTCTTAATGAACCGCAAATGCATGTGAAATCACTGATAATTTCAATCAAACTTCCTTCAATGCTAACCATGCCTTTTTCTGCTTTAATCATTCCTTCTGCCCTTTCTTCTCTATTTCATCTAATAACCGGTCAATCTCGTCAAGCAACCGTCCGATTGATTCCAGACGGTCTAGCAGGCTTCTGTTTTCTGAAGTGTTCGTCATTGTACCTTCTCCGGTCTTCTTCATCCCTTCTGATAAGCAACATACAAAAGCTGAATCCCCATGTCAGCAGTCCAAGAAAAACCCCTGACGCACCGTGCCAGTACGTATTCCATGCCGCCGCACCGGCAAAAAAACCAATGACAGCCGATTCAATGACTGTCGCCGTTACCCAATAATTCATCATTCCTTGCCTTTCTTAAACGGGCATTTGCGCTTTCCGTCATACGATTTTGTGAGGATTGCACACCGTTCCTTCTTGTTATACCTGCAATCTGTTTCTCTACACCAAGGCCAGTTATCCTTCACTGGCCCAAAGTCTGTTGAGCTTGATCCTGAGTTCGCCATTTTGTTTCTCCAACCTCTCACATCTCCGTGCTTCTGCTTTGTACATACCCATATACTTCAGCATTTCTTCATGCTTCATCATCAGCACTTTCGCTGCTAATACGTTAATCAGCGCACTGACCACCAGTAAAAATAAAACCCCCGCCATATGGCTTTATCTCCCTACGAAATCATCAAGCTTTCGCCTAAAAATCAAATACCTGTACGCTTTACCTTTGCCTCTAATCGCCGTGCCGATTGGCAAGGTTCCTTTCCGCATCTGATACCTGATATAATCTTCGGTCATTCCTAATATTGATGCCGCTTCCTTTACGGTAATTCTTTCAGAATCCATATTCATGATTCATTTCCTTTAACTCGTCTGCAAATCTGAACCCGTGTATCAGAGTTGCCAGTTCTATAGTTCTCCTGAGTGCATCCAGCGCACCTGGTTTGTTCAGCTTGTAATCAAGCAAGTAACTTCTGTACTGCAATCTCAAATATTCTTTTGACATATTGTCCTCTCGGTGATACACTCAAAATGAATCTTGTTTCATACTTCAGTGCCTACCAGAACGCCAATCTGATAGGCACTTCTTCTTTTATTTATTTTTTTCTTTTCTGCGGATATCCAGATACTTTTTATATCCTTCGACGCCGCCATCCACATTCGGACGCCATCCTTCGATGTATTCCATCGTTTCATCGAAATCTCTTGTAAGCGTTTCATAATACGGAGTGCCAAGTCTGCTGTTGTCTCTGGCATCCTTATAACATCTGGAAATAAAACCGCCCTTGTATTTCACGTCGTTTCCGATACTAGATTCTTCCACAACGCCACCTTTATGACCTATATGTAGAATCTGGTCTACTCTTCTGTGAATTGCGTTCTTTATCTCCTGCGCCTGACTTCTGGATACTCGCACTCGATCTTCGTACTTCTGCATCCTGTCTTCTACGCCTGCAACACGGTTCTCCATATCAGAGACTTTCTTGACCATCAAGCCCATCTGTTCGCTGACTTGCTTGTTATTAAATGCTGCCAATTGCAACATATCCATGATTTCGTTTTCGTTTGCCACTAATTCGCACCTTTCTTTCCATCGAGATTGACTATTAACTGTTGTGCAAAACCGTCAAGATTCTTTATTGCGTTTACAAAATCTGCTTTTACAGATTCCGGTAATGAATCAAACTTCTCAAAAGCCCAGACATGACCACCGTATCTGCGGAGATAATCATTTGTATAATCAGTGAATGACTGTATATCTCTTGTTGCATCTGCTTTTGATTTATCAGAACCAATCTTTGATTCTAGTTCCTTTACCCTTGCGGCAGATTTATCGGCTTTGTCTCTGGCTTTTTTTAGATCATCTTCGTAAACCTTCATGTCCTGCCTTGCGGTTTCGAGTTCTTCCTTTAGCTTTTCGTAATCTTTCGGCATCACCTCTACTTTCTTCTCCACAACTTTGACTTCCGGTTCCCGGCTCTGTTCTTTCTCAAGCTTTGACTGAAGGTAATCGCGTTCCTCTCTGAGGTCTTGCTTTTCCGCTTTCAATCGTTCAATTTCTTCATTTACTTCTTTTCCTGTCAGTTTTTTTCCCCCTTCTTCTATCCATTGTTTCGCAAGTTCTTCCTGCTGAAATTTCGGTAATTTCTTGATAATTGCCCGTGCAGTAGTAGGTGTTACAATGCCTGTTTCGACAAGAGACTGAATCTCAGGAATGGCCTTTGAAATCTTAATGTAGTTTTCCATAGTGTCTACAGATATCCCAATTGAGGATGCAAGTTCTTCGTTTGTTTTCACTTCCGAATAATTCGGAAGTGACTCGCCATGAACGCCTCCATTATGGATTCCATATATTCTTTTTAATTCATCGAGACATCTCCCAAACTTCACAGGATTAGTATTTCCTATACCTCTTTGACGGATGTTTGTTTCAATCAACTGCTTCAGGACTTCATCCTCTGAATCAATGATCCTGACTTCTGCCTCAATCTCATCAATGCCTAAAGCCTTGCAAGCCCTGACACGCTGATGACCGGAAACGATTACTTTATCCTGCGTGATGACGATTGGCTCTATTACACCGCTGGTCTTGATGGACTCCACAAACTCATCCCAAGCATCTCCTGTTATGTCGTCAAAGAAAAAAGCGTTATCAGCATGAGGTTTTAATTCTTTGATTGGAATCTTCTGGCTCACTTTAATCCTCCTTCAAAGTCGAAACGTTATCTGTAACGTCATATAAAGCAAACCCCATCTCCGGGTCATACTCTCTTACGTTTTTTCCTTTGTTTCTCATATAGTCCTCAAAATACAACTTTTTATTTACACCAACATCCTTATTGTATATTCTAGAAAATTCTTTCAACTGATCTTCTAAATTAGACATCTGCGAATAAGAACTCCGATATTTTGCACATCTCTTTATCATTCTCGAATGCTCATACCCATCTGTATCAGCAAGAACCTTGACGCCAGTGCAAAAAGCTTCGTTTGGCCTTCTTGTATATTGCAAAGCAGAAAGAATATCGTCGCACTTTTCTTTGACGGTTCTTACAACAGAACAATCGTGCTCATTAAAAACGAGTTTTCCTGATTTGATAATGTTTTCGTAACCGCCCTTATACTTTTCACCTCTGTTTGCAAATCTCAAGATTCTGCTCAATGGCATATGCAGTTCTTCGTATAATTTAGAAAGAACAATATATGATTCGATTCCGGAATCAGCGTAACTATACAGATAATCATATGAATTCCAAGGCGAATTGTTCTTATTTAATCTAATGCAATCTTCTTCTTTTGCGTTTTCATCTATGATGTAATATATTGGCAATCTAAGTTTTCGTTTTGCGTCAAACCGACCTTGTCCCTCTATTATTTCAAGCTTTGTAGTTACTATTATTGGATTCATAATTTCCTTTTCAGAAATACTATCCATAATTGTTTTTAATCTTTCTGCCGATACCCTTCTATTATTCTTTAACTTTTTAAACTTCTCATATTCTGTTGTTTTGTATACAACAGACACAATTTCATCTGCCATTGACTTGCTCTCTTTCTTGTGCTATCATGCACACATGAACGTTCCGAATTATTTTTAATTTTTCGGAACAGATTACTTGTTTCAAGCCTTAACCTGTTGCCCCAGGTTGAGGCTTTTTGTTTATCTTGACTTCTCATCTCCTTTCACGCGACGAATTTGATCTCGTCAATCTTCACGCCAAAATACTTTGCCAGTGCCATCACTTTACTGATGGCTACATTTGAGATGTCTTTTTCCCATGCGTTGTACGTCTGAACGGATATCCCAAGGTCTTCGGCCACTTGCTGTTGCGTTTTGTTTTTTCTGGCCCGAAGTTCTTTCAATGAAAATCTGTAATTAACGCCATCCATATTCACCTCACCCTTTCAACATGAATTTTTTTCTTGTCTTACACGTTATAACATGAACCATATTCATGTGTCAAGCATGAACTTGAATTTTCTTCTTTTCGTGTGCCGATTTATTAAAATGTACTTGAATTTCTTTCTTTTATAGGGTAGAATAGAGACACAAAATAAATAGGAGGTGATTCGAATTGACGAACTTATCTGTAAATATCCGTTATTTGAGAAAAAAGCACGAAATGTCTCAGGAAGAACTTGCATCCGAACTAGGATATAAATCATACACAACAATACAGAAATGGGAATCTGGCATGTCCGAACCGCCAGTCAAAAGTGTTGAAAAAATGGCAAAGCTATTCGATGTGAATATGAACGACTTTGTTTCCAAACGTTTCGAAAGTGACGCAGAGCTTTTTGGAGAATTTGCAAACTCCTTCAATGAAAAACGCCATGAAAAGATAATTGCCATGAACCTTAGAGACAGTGAGTTATCTATGATAGAGAAATACCGCTACATAGACGACTACGGCAAAAAGGCCGTTGACGCTGTTCTGAACGTGGAACACGAAAGAAGCCGTGAGGAATCTGAAAATACTATAGAGCTGACCGAAGAAGAAATTGAACGGCTTAAAATTGAGAAGTATATAAACGGTGACTCCGCATTACTTGTGGCACGCAAGAAGAAATGAAAGGAGAGAGTATGAAGAAAACAGTAATAGCTGTGTTTATCCTGTCGCTACTGTTATCTGTCTCTGTCAACGCAGACGTGCATAAATTAAAAAACATCAGTAATAGTATGGCACCTACAATCAGTGAACAAGATGAGATATGTGTTGTGGACTATGACAGACAATTTCCTATCGTTATCGGTGGTGGGATTTTCTTTAAGTCATACAGCGAAGTGGAACGATACGATGTGATCGTCTTTCGTTGGCCAGACGATGCGTCGGAATTTATGGTTAAAAGAGTCATAGGATTGCCAGGAGAGACGGTCAAAATAACAGAAGAAGGGAAAGTATACATAGGCGATTCAGATGTTCCATTAAACGATGATTTTATCTTGGAACCAATGACATGGAGCTTCACCTCTACGTATGAAGTCCCGGAAAAATCTTATTTTGTTTTGGGCGATAACAGAAACAATTCTAAAGATTCGAGATTCTGGGAGAATACATTCGTCAAAAGAGGTTATATATGTGGCAAGGTAATAGCTAACTACACAGATGGAACCTTTATAGAGTGATACAAAATAGCAGCAAAGAAAAAGAAAGGAGATTGAACAATGGGACTGTTTACAAAAATGCTTTTTGGAATTGCGGAGACACCTGCGAAGAAAATTGACAAGACACTCGGAAGGACGAAATGTCCAAGATGCCGGTCAGCCAATGTTGAACAGACAAAGAAGGGCTGGCATTGCCGTCAATGTGGACGTGATTTCAAATAAGCATCACTAAGGGCATATCTTAACGGGTATGCCCTTTACGGAAGGAAAGAGTATGAACGGAAAAGAATTGTTGTTAAGCGAAGATGCCACGAAAGTTGCATTTTCTCCAGAGCTGGCAAAACTCATTGGTCTAAACGAGTGCCTGTTCCTGAGCCAGCTTCAGTACTGGATCAGCCAGAAGGAAAAAGTGCAAGACTACCGCACCTTTAAGGAAGAACGCATGTGGGTGTACAACACCTATGAGCAGTGGATGGAACAGTTTCCGTACCTATCAGAAAGAACCATCCGAAGAACAATTAAGAAGCTTGAAAAAGATGGGCTGATTATTTCAAGTCGCTTCAATCAAAAAGGGTACGACAAAACGAAATGGTATTCCATTGATTATGAGAAACTGGCAAGCATAACAGAAGCGACTGGTCAAAATGGCCAGTTCCATGTGGCCAAATTGGCCAGTCCATGTGTCCAAAATGGCCAGACCAATACCATAGATTACTACAAAGATAACAACAAAGAAGACTTAAATGTAAATGGAGCATCGTCCGACGTTGCGGCCGATACTCTGGATGATAACGTCGCCCTTGCCCCGCAGGGGATGCCGACTTGCGCCCCGCAGGGGGATGTTGACTCCATAATCAAAAGACAGGTTGACCGATACTTTGAAGGTTATCGCGATAATGATGATACAAAGGATGAAGTCTTCAGGATAATCGAATACTTCTACCAAAAGTATTATGAAGTATTCGGCTGTCCTCATCCTATCATGACGCAGAAAACCATGGATAATGTTGTTGCATCCATCATAAGCGGAACTGACCTTGTTAAAGATGTTGACTTTGAAATCTATCAGGGACTGATTGACTCGTACTTTGAACTAGACATGCCGAATTGCGACTACCACATAACTCACTTCGTGTCTGGGCATGTACGGGACTATAGATGGTACGACTGCGGTTTTGGTGGACTGTTGGAAGAATACAGATATGGTACGTGACAATGTACGAAGATAAGATATTCCGTGTCTACTGGGACTGCGGCATCCACTCGTTCCCTGTAGACTGCAAAAAGATACTGAACAGGATGGGTTTCAAACTGTTGACCTATCAGGAACTATCCGGCAGTGATAAAGAATTCCTGATAAAGCTCATGCAAGTCTCCGGTGATGCGTTTATCATCCGTGAGGAAAAGAGACTGTACTATAACGAGAAGACATTGCCGAAACGGTTGCTGTTTAGCCTGGCACATGAGATAGGCCATATTGTCACCGATGATGATTCGGAAGACGTAGCAAACGACTTCGCTAGCAACCTACTTGCACCCCGTCCAATCATCTACGCCAAAGGACTTCGGACGGCTGAAACAATAGCGAAGTATTTTGGGATTTCCATTTCTGCCGCTAACAATGCCCTGATTGATGATTCGTACAGGTTAGATGCAGACGGGATACACCTTGTAGATTTCTTCAGCCGATATTACATCTGCAAACCGTACAGCGAACTGGTTCCACAGATTCCGGTTCCAGAAATTATTCACACCATTCCCGTTTTTAATTTGAAACCGATTGATTATAAATTCGCTGAACAAAACAAAAAGGAAATACGCAGTCTTGACCGGAAACGTACCAGGCTTTATGAAAAGATGATTTCGATAGATGCATTGTCATCCGATGCAGAGAAGAAATATAAAGAGCTGCAACGCCAGATATGGGATATTGAAAAGCAGATTGAAAGACTAGAAAACAGGATACCGGAGATTATCAGGATCACCGTTTAAGGAGAGACTATGCCAAAAAGGAAAAGACACCCAAAATTACCGTCTGGATGGGGAAGCATCAAATATCTGGGCAAAGGCAGACGGAACTGTTATGCCGTGCATCCACCCGCAACAGAATGCCGCGAGAATGGTTCCTATATCCAGCCCAAGGCATTATGTTACGTAGATGATTGGTACGTCGGATTCGCAATGCTCAATGCATGGCATAATGGCAAGTATACGCCTGGCGACGAAAAGCAGTACACGGGCTATAAAGTTGCCGATACAGATACACTTGACGACCTTTGTCAGAAGATTCTCACTGACCATCAGACATTCATCAATGAAAATAATTCTGAATATCAGCCAACCTTCTCTGAAGTCTACGAACAGTTCTACGAATATAAGTTCGGAGACAACGCTCCCGTGAAGCTCTCTGAGTCTTCCAGAAGCTCTATAAAGGCTGCTTACGGTAATTGTGGACAAATTCATCAACGGGTATTTTCAGAGCTGAAATTAGACGATTTACAGGCCATACTAGACGGCTGTACATTGAAGAAAGCATCGCTTGAATTGATTGTCACTCTGTTCAGGCAGATGTACAAGTATGCGATGCCCCGTGAACTGTGCGAGAAAGATTACTCCGCATATCTGAGATTACCGGACGCAGAGGATGATGAACACGGCGTGCCTTTCACGGATGATGAACTAAAGAAAATCTGGAAAGCAAAGGATAACCCGATAGCAAGGCAAATCCTTATCATGTGCTATTCGGGCTTCAGGATCAAGGCGTATGGTTCCATGGAAGTGAATACAGAAGAATGGTATTTCAAAGGCGGGATAAAGACAAAAGCTGGAAAAGGAAGGATTGTGCCGATTCATTCTGCGATTCAGAATCTTGTGACGGGCAGCATTCCTTGTGACGATATCTTCAAAGGTAAAGACTCGCAGTTCAGAGAGAAGATGTATAAATTTTTGGACAGCATAGGAATAGAAAAACATACACCTCACGATTGCAGGCATGCATTCTCTGCCCTGTGTGAAAAGTATGATGTAAACGAAAATGACCGCAAACGGATGTTAGGCCACTCTTTCGGGAAAGACATAACTAATTCCGTCTACGGTCATAGAACATTGGAAGAACTGAGAACCGAAATTGAAAAAATCCAGGTTCCTGATTTGTGACTAGTGTGTGACTAGTAAACCCCAATTCTTTCATTTTCGATTGTATTTTTACAAGTCTTCATTTCTTCTGAATGCCCTGAAAATACTGGGTTTCGCACTTCAAAATATTGTATTTCCTGCATTCCCGTTAAAGTGCCGATTTTAAGGGCACATTAAGCGGAAATTAGAAAAAAGTGCCTATTTTCAGTGCTTTCAGCTTTCATTTGTGACTAGCTTGTGACTAGTAGGCACAATTCAAAAACAATTCAATCAAAGAAAAACGCCGGGCAGACGAATAATCTACCCGGCAATTTTTCTGGGATACTTCACCATTTCATATAGTGGAGATATGGTTATTATAGCATCCCGACATGAAATCTGTCAATTTCTTGTGACGTACTGTGCTGAAACAAACCCATAAAACTGACCGGCAATTCTCACATAGTACCAGTCAGCACCGTTCGAATCTTTGACTGTATCACAAACATCAATCAGGTTCCCATATTTAAGGAAGGGATAGCTCTTGATATTCGTGTTTTCGGTGCCGGCCCATGACCGGACATTCAAAAGGTCGGCAGTAACTTTGCCAACCCACCTAGGAACTTTATTAGGCGTGCCAGAAGCTTCAACAATGGCTTCTACAGGATTAGTGGTAGAATTTACCGTCTGAGCCGTTTGAGTGGTCTTCTCAGAGCTTACAGAAGCCCTGCCATACTTCGGCCTAGCATACCCCCGTATAAATCCCCACCCGACATTTATTACCCGTCTGGCAACTGCATTGTTGTAATTTCCTTCAATCAGCACGATCTTACCACCGCCCACACTTTCCACAATTCCGATGTGGTCACTGTAGCCATCGTTTGGCTGAGTGGACTTGTCCCAGTTGTAGCAGATGATATCTCCGGGTTGTGGCGTGATAGTGCCGTCCTCAATCCAGATACCTGCTTGTTGGAATAGTTTTACATGCCATTCCACACCGCACTCTGTACCACCGATTAAGTCCACGGCATTTAGGCGAATAAAGATGAAGCTGACAAACGTGTCGCACCACGGTTCTGTATAGCTCATCATGTGGTTTCTTGCCCACGGTCTGTGTGCGTTGTAGCCGTCAATGATCTGCCGGTGACTGCCGTCAGCCTCATTGCATCCGATATAGCTTTGAGCCAGATTGACCACATCTGCCGCTGTCGTGCCGGGGTCTATGACGATGGTTTCAGGCTCTAGCTTGCCTATGACAACAGTATCGTACTTTGTAAGTTTATACTGCGTTACAAGACTCATGCAGTTCTTCACGTAGCTGTAGCTTGTGGCGTACCCATCAGCCCGGATTGTTTCAAGATACTTCTGTGGGTCTGTGATGCCTTTAAGATTCTGATATCGTGCGAGCTGTATAAATTCAAAGTAGCCCTTCACGCCGTCTTCCATGGAGTCATACGCCCGGAAATTGTCGGTGATATTTGTCAGCTGACCGGGGCTGTACTCTTCCTGCGTCGCCATGTTGACGGATTTGCCTTTCCAGAGCGTCCCGCACTTCAGACCAAAATAGTTGTGATACTGTTTGGAAAGTCTTGACTCACCCCAACCGGATTCTAATATAGCCTGTGCAATCACAGCAGAGTTGCACTCAATGCCGTACTGTGGAGCGTATTTCTGCACGTATTTCGCAATCTGCGCAATGAATTCAGTTTTGGTCATCCTTCATCTCTCCCTTCAATCCACTGCTTGAAAATCTGATGGAATCCAACAGAGGCCAGACCAGAAAAGGCTCCGTACACAATGTTATTCAGAGTCAGTCCACCGTTGGCGATGCATCCGAGGATTGCCCCAATCACAGCAAGCAGACCGGGAATAAGATGATTGTCAAGCCACTGAAGAATTGGAGTGTGCTTAATGCAGTAGCCGATAACAAGGCAAGCCGCTACAACAACAGGG